GGCTTATTCACACCATGTCAATATTTTTTGAAAGGGGGTTCCCACAATGAGCGACGCAGGAAGACCCCGCAAACCATCCAACTTGAAAGTCTTACACGGCACCGACCGAGCCGACCGCAGTAACGACTCCGAACCTCAACCCCGCGAATTCGAAGAAGTCCCCTCACCTCCAAGCTGGCTCGATTACTACGCCAAGAAAGAGTGGGAGCGCACCGCCCCCTTTCTTATTGAAGCTGGGCTACTCACTCGTGCGGATCTTTCGATGTATACCGCTTACTGCCAGTTGTTCGCCAAGGTCATCAGGGCAGAAATGGCAATTATGGAGAAGGGTTTGACTTTTGAAACTCCTAACGGCCACGTACAGAAGCGACCGGAGACTACTATTTCCCGTGATGCCCTACAGCAATTACGGCAGTATTCTGCCCGGTTTGGATTAGACCCCGCCTCTCGTAGTTCCATTGAGGTCAATGTTGGTGATGAGCAGATGAGCACAGAGGAGCTATTAGACAATGCATCCCGTGACTGAATATGCTGAGGCTGTTATCTCTGGCGAAGAAGTTGCAGGTAAGTTTGTGAGGTGGGCCTGCCAAAGACATTTAGACGACCTCCAACGTGATGATGTCTATTTCGACGAGGGAGCAGCCAACCGCATCATCACATTCTACAGGTTAGTTCCACATGTGAGAGGTAGGTGGGCTGGGAAGCCCATCGAGCTGCAACCCTGGCAGAAGTTTGTTGTTGGTTGTTTGTTTGGGTGGAAGCGTGAGGACGGAACACGCAAGTACCGTGAAGTTTATATTCAGGTTGCGAGGAAGAACGGCAAAACGGTTCTATTAGCAGTTTTGGGGTTATACGGGCTTCGATTTGATGACGAGGCAGGGGCTGAGATATACAGCGCAGCCACGACCCGCGACCAGTCTAAGGAAATATTCGACCCTGCTAAGAGAATGGTTGAAAAGTCGCGGCATTTAGACGACATCCAAACCTACCGTAACAATTTATCCCACCAGGAGTCCTTCTCCAAGTTTGAACCGCTATCCTCTGATTACGACACCCTTGAAGGTAAGAATATCCACTTTGGTCTTGTAGATGAGCTCCACGCCCATCCTGATAGCGGTGTGTGGGATGTTCTGGCTGATGGTACTGGCTCCCGTGAACAACCTTTGATGATTGCGATTACCACTGCCGGCTTCAATCAGGAGAGCTTCTGTTTCAAGTACCGCAAGTACTGCATCGACATTCTCGACCCCTCAGCACCCGACTTCACCGACGATTCACAGTTTGCTTACATCGCCGAACTAGACGAAGATGATGACTGGCACGATCCCTCCACCTGGCGTAAGGCCAACCCCAACCTCGACGTATCGGTCAGCCTCGACAACCTTGAGCGACGCATCAGTAAGGCCAAGCGAATGCCCTCCCTCCGTAACCGCATCATTTGTAAGCGGCTCAACATTTGGACGAAGGCGGAAACTCGCTGGATGGACATGCAGTCCTGGGATGATGCTGCGGGATACGACATGGATGACTTTGAGCAGGTGAAAGAGGAGCTAGAGGGTGAGATGTGCTACGCTGGCCTTGACCTTTCTTCTAAAATTGACATCACTGCCTACGTGAAGGTGTTCCCGCAGGGGGGCAACTACGTGGTAGTGCCGGAGTTCTGGCTGCCTAAGGACAGGGTACACGAGCGCAGTCAGGAGGATGGCGTACCGTATGATGTGTGGGCAGAGAAGGGGTTGGTAAACACCACTGAAGGTAATGTCGTTCATTACGACGCTATTGAAAATCTTATCCTCGATGAATATGAGAAGTACAACATTAAGGAGGTTGCCCATGACCGATGGGGTGCTATACAAGTTGCACAACACCTGGATGATGCAGGATTAACCATGGTTCCAACTGGGCAGGGATACAAGAGTATGTCTGAGCCGATGAAGGAGCTTGAAAAGTTGGTCCTTGAGGGCAAACTCCTACACTTTGGCCACCCCGTCCTTCGATGGATGGCTGACAACACCGTTGCCAAAACCGATCCCTCCGAGAACATCAAACCCGACAAGAAGAAGTCAAAAGAACGCATTGACGGAATCGTGGCATTGATAATGGCCATTGACCGAGCAATTAGGCATGGAGAATTTACCTCTATCTATGAAGAAAGGGGGGTTAGAGTCTTGTGACAATTAAAAGTGTAATTAGCGATCTCTGCATCCTCCTTGGGGTTTCCTCTCTGGCCTTTGGTCTCTATGAAATTTACCCCCCACTCGCTTACACCGTCACCGGAATCGTAATCGCTGGATTCGGCTACCTGTTGGGAAGTGAAAGTTAATGGGAATGATAACCGACCTGATTGAAAAGAGATCCACGCTAAAGAATCCTGCTGACTGGCTTGTTAAGGCTTTAATTGGGCAGAAGGAGTCGGCGAGCGGGGTCAATGTCACTGAAAAGAACGCAATGAAGTATTCTGCGGTCTTTGCCTGTGTTCGCATACTTGCGGAAACCGTGGGCTCCCTCCCCCTGAAGGTTTACGAACGTGATGGACGCTCCAAGTACCCCGCCACTGATCACTACCTCTACAGCAAACTCCACAAACAGCCCAACGACCACATGACATCTATAGTGTTTCGTGAGGTTATGATGACTCACCTGGGGCTGTGGGGTAATGCTTATGCAGAGATAGAGAGACGTGGTGGGAGAGTACACAAGTTATGGCCTATCCCGCCGAATCGAGTTGAGCCCTTCGTTTACGAACGTACGGGGAACAAGTGGTACAATATAGAGTTACCTGACGAGGAGAATAGGGTTGTATCTGATGAGGATATGCTTCACATTGTTGGCCTCTCCTTAAATGGGCTGAAGGGTTTGTCCCCGGTAGGGATGGCAAGAGAGTCTATCGGGCTCGGCCTTGCTGCTGAGGAGTTTGGCGCAAGGTTCTTTTCTCAAGGCACTAATATTGGGGGGGTGGTGAGTCACCCCGAAACCCTGAGCGAGAAAGCTTTTCAGACGTTAAGGGGTGATCTACAGGAGAAATATGAAGGGCTGGGTAAGAGTCATAGGTTGATGTTGCTGGAAGAAGGTATGCAGTATGAGTCTGTTGGCATTCCCCCTGACGACGCTCAATTCCTAGAATCTCGTGAGTTTCAATTAAGAGAGATAGCGAGGATATACCGCATACCTCCTCATATGATTGCCGACCTTGAAAACGCTACCTTCAGCAACATTGAACACCAATCCATTGACTTCGTTGTCCACACCATTCGCCCATGGCTTGTTCGGTGGGAGCAAGCAATCAATACCTCCCTGTTCGGCAAGTCCGACCGTGACCAACACTTTACTGAGTTCATCGTTGATGGATTATTACGTGGAGATACTGAAACTAGATTTGATGCCTATGCTATTGCTCGTCAGTGGGGCTGGATGAGTGCTAACGATGTCAGAGAACTGGAGAACATGAACCCTATTGATGGCGGAGACTCCTACCTCGTTCCGATGAACATGATACCCGCCAACCGAGTGGACGACATGATTGGTGAAGAAATTGACGATGACGACGAGGAGGGCGAGAATCGGCAAACTAAACTCCGTCGAGCAATCCAAAAGCGTTCCGCAACTCAGCGAAGTAGAATAGCGAGTTCTTTTGAGAGAACGATTGAGGATGCTGCTGAGAGAGTTGTTAAGAGGGAAGTTAAAAATGTCAAGAAGGCAGCCAAAAAACATTTAGGTGAACGTTCCCTCGACACCTGGGAAGCATGGCTTGCCGACTTCTACCGTGAGTTTCCTGACTTCATCGAACGTCATATGGAAGCACCTTTCGAAGGATTAGAGGAAGCCATTACCGCTGCCACTGCTGATGAGGTTGGTATTGATGACCCCGCCGATCTTTCCGAGTTTCGAGAGGCATACCTCACCGCATACGTTGAACGTCACGTTGATTCCTCCCGTGGTCAGATAGATTATGTTGTTGCTGAGGCTTTAGATGAGGAAGAAGATCCGGCAGAGATGTTGGTTGAGCGGATGGATGAATGGGAAGAAAGAAGGCCTGAGAAGGTTGCCAAGAATGAGAGTGTGCAGGCTGGCAACGCCTTCGCAAAAGCAGCCTTTGTTAGCTACGGAGTTACGAAGTTAAGGTGGGTTGCCATAGGTGCGGAGAGTTGTGAGTTCTGTCAGGAGATGGACGGTAAAGTTGTTGGAATTGAACAGGACTTCCTCGGTAGAGATGAACAGTTGGATGCAGAGGGCAGGGAAGATGGTGACATGAAGATCTACCGCCCTGTTGGACATCCCCCCCTCCACCCACATTGCGTATGTACCATCGCACCTGAATAACCACGAAGGAGAATCCCAAAATGGACAAAGATAATATTCAACGTCGTTATTTTCCCATTGAGGAGCTCAGAACCGACGACGATGAGACTAAAATTATGGGTTATGCTGCTGTGTTTGATGAGCTCAGTGAACCCCTGATGTTTGGAGATAGAGAGAAAATCGAGCGAGGCGCGTTTGAGGAGTCTATCAAGCGAGACGACATTCGTGCCCTTTGGAACCACGACCCTTCCCACGTTTTAGGTAGAAATAAATCTGACACTCTCACCCTTGAAGAAGATGAGAAGGGTTTGTGGGTAGAGATAGACCCACCGGAAACCCAGTGGGCGCAGGACCTGATGGAATCTATCCAGCGTGGTGACGTTGATCAGATGAGCATTGGGTTCCAGGTGATAGATTACCGACGTGAGCGAAGTCAGGATGACGATGAAGAAATATGGTTTGTCCTCACCGAAGCCAAGCTGTACGATGTCTCCCCCGTAACATTCCCAGCTTACCCTCAAACTTCCGTAGATGTCCGTGACTCGTTCAATGCTGTTGGCATCAATTTTGAGGGTCTTGCTAGTGCATTACACCGGGCGCAACGTGGTCAGGTCAACGAGACTGACTGCGCTCTCATAGAAGCGTCGATCGAACAACTTCGTAATCATCTGGGGCAATCAGAGGACTCGGAGACCAACGGGGATTCGGGGCCTGAGGTTGACTTGGAATTCGAGGTTGCCAAACGCAAACGGATAGCAGAACTAAAAATCGAGGAGGAAACAGAATGAAACTGAACGACCTTATACAGAAGCGTGAACAGTTACGAGAACAAGCCAATGGGGTCCTCCTGAATGCCGAAGACGAGTCTGACCTTGAAAAGTATGACAATAAGCAGGGTCAGATTGACCGCTTAACTGAGCAGATAAACAACAAGCGTGAAGAAAGAGATCTGGAGAAAGAGCAGATAAAGCGAGATCGTATTATTGGTGACGGAGATGATGATGGAGATTGGTACGAACTTGGAGAGATGGTGCGAACCCTAACTGGCCAGAGCGACAAAACCACTCGTGACCTAGAGATGAAGAAGGGTTCCTCTGGTGGATTCCTAGTCCCCGACCAGTTCCGAGATGAAATCCTTGAAATTGGTCCACAAGATGCGGTTATCCGTCCCCGTGCTACTGTAATACCTGCCGGGGATCCGGCTGACAGCGAAGTTACCATCCCGGCAGTTGATCAGAGCAACTCCAAAGGTGTCTACTCCGGTGTAACTGTTGAGTGGATAGAAGAAGGTGGGGAGAAACCGGAGACAGAACCTAGTTTCCGCCGAGTATCCCTCAAACCCAATGAGGTTGCCGCTCATGTACCTGTTACCAACAAACTCCTGCGAAACTCTCAGGCTGTTGGGCAGTATGTGCGGCGAGTACTTCAGTTGGCTATTGCTGCATCTGAAGATCATGCCTTCCTGCAAGGGGATGGCGTTGGTAAGCCGTACGGTATCATCGGTCATGCTAGCACAATAGAGCATACTCGTGATACTGCTAACGAGGTTGATTATGATGACATTGTTGAGATGTACGCCCGCTTCATGACTGGTGGGGCTGCTGTTTGGATAGCATCCCGTACTATCCTACCTCAGTTAATGACCATGACTGACGCTGGTAGTAACCTCGTCTGGCAACCCTCTGCCCGTGAAGGTGCCCCTGGTGCCCTCCTGGGTATCCCTGTGTTGCTTAACGAGCGTGCCCCCACACTTGGTGATACTGGTGACCTCATACTTGCCGATCTATCTTACTACCTCATTAAAGATGGTAGCCCACTTGAACTAGAAGCCAGTGAGCATGTCCACTTCACTAAGAACAAAACTGTCATCAAGGCAAGCTGGAATACTGACGGTCAAAGCTGGTTGACTACTCCGCTGCTGCCTGAGCATGAAGACTCCGACCACACTGTATCTCCGTTTGTCGTGTTGGAGGAGAGGTAATCGAACAACAGGGGGTTAACAGCCCCCTTTAATTCACCCCAAAGGAGTGAGTTTTGTGAATTATCTACTGGAAGAAGTATTGGAGATTGACCAAGCCCTTGAAGCCCAGGACCTGGACACTCCCCAGCAGTCTGACTGGTATGATATGGATGAGTATAGAAAAGCCGTTGCCATTCTGACTACTGAGGAAATAGCTAGTGCCGATAACGACATAGTTTTGAAG